AATTAAAGTGAAATTATACTATAAAATATTTATAGGTATAAACTGTGCATCAACGTCAAATTATCTGTATTTTTCTTAATCAATTTATCGATCACGTCTTTTGTAACTGTAAATGGAAACTCAACCTTCAACGACATATCTTCCTCAAATAAATTAGTCCCCGGCTTCATTAGTCTATACAAATTCAATTTTGTATATATTATTTCAAGACACCGCTTCAAGTTTCTAACTCCATCCTCTTTATTACAATGATTATCAACAATATAATTAATTGACTGCTCCGGAATAATAATGTCTTCCTGCGAAAACTTTACCTGTTCTCTTATCTTCGGTAATAAATAATTGCTTGAAATTACATTTTTCTGCTTTACACTGTAGCCCTTTGTATGAATTCTATACATTCTGTCTTTCAAAATAGGGTTAATCTTACTTTCATCATTGTAACTAAATATAAACAAGCATTTACTTAAATCAAAGTCTACTTCTGTAAAATATTTGTCGTGAAATTGATTATTTTGCGATGTGTCTGTTAAATGAGTCAATATTCCTGCGATTTCCTCACCTTTCGGTGTATCACTAATCTTATCAAGCTCGTCAAAATATATTACTGGATTCATACACTTACTGTCAATTAATATTTGAACTATCTTACCCCAGGTACTACCTTCATATGTGTAAGAGTGACCTTCTAAGAAACTGCTGTCTGTAGCACCGCCTAACGCAATGAAGGCAAAGGGTCTATTCAATATTTTACTAATACCTTCTTTAACAAGAGTAGTCTTTCCGGTTCCCATCGGACCCTGAATTGCAATTGCGGTGCCTAGGGCCTTCGGATTTGTTATTAATTGACCTAACATTTGCATAATTTGTATCTTTGCGTCATTGAGACCATAAACCGCGTTGTCTAATGTTTTTTGAGCAGATTCCATGAATTCGTGACACTTATCTACGCCATCAGATATATTAATCGGCAAAGATTCGTATTTACCAAATGGAACTCTCATAAAAGTATCAACCCAGTTTTTCAATTTATAATACTCGCCGTTTCCAGGGTCCATATATCGCATCATGTTAATCTTTTTCATTGCGGCGCCCTTAAATTTGACTGGAATATCGGCTTCTAATAAAGACAGTCTATATGGCTTTTCAATCTTAGTAATTTTGTTAATTTCACGCAATTCCTTAATAATCTTGTGCTGACTTTCGCATTCAAGCTTTTCAAAGAAGTCAAAATCATTCATAGTATTCTTTTCTCTGATAATTTTTTTGAAAATTCGTGTGTGTTTATCCTTTTGTTTTTGCTCCTTTTTTTGCTTCTTTTCCTTTTCTTGATTAATATCATTTTCAACTAAATCAATACATTTTTGTAACATTTTTGTTGAAGCTCCATTATTCATTTCTTTTAGTTTATTTAAAATAGTTAAATTATCTTCTTTTATATCTTTTGTATCTTTTGTATCTTTTGTATCTTTTGTATCTTTTGTATCTTTTTTATAATTATTTTTCTTATTCTTTTTACTAACAATTTTCTCTTCCTCTTCATATTCATCTTCTGATTCAGAGTCAGATGAAACTGGCTCGTCTTCATCTTCAGTTTCATCTTCATCTTCATCACTATGATAATCTTCCCATATATCTTCTTCATCCCCAGTTTCATAATCATCATCTTCATCATCCTTTTTTGAACCGCCAATTGTGAAAATAATATTAAACTTATTTGAACCTGACTTAATAACACGTTTATCTTCTTCATCTGAGTCATCCTCTGTATCCTGAGAACCTAACGATTCTTCTGTTTCATAATCGGAGTCAGATTCAGATTCTTCAGACTCTTCATAATGTTTTTTATTTCTCTTTCTTTTACTAACGTATTGTGTTTTTTCTTCAACTTCAGAATCTTCATCTGATTCATAAACCTTTTGTGTCTTCAATTGCTTTTTTAATTTTTCTCCAGCCTTTATTTTATCATTTAAATGTTTAGAAGGGAATAATTTATGTAAAAACTTTCTATACTCATGAGAATTCATTTCATCACTTTCACTATCACTTGAATTACTGTCACTTCCAGAATCTTCAAATTGTTTTCGTTTTCTCTTTTCGTCTTCAGCCTTTTTCATTTGCTTAGATTTAGAATTATTCTTGTTTTGAGCATCACGTGGCATTTCTTTAAATATTATATGCTTTATTTTTTTGCTTTTAAATCGTAATCAATTTTATTTTATTTTGGAAAATGAAAAAAAGTAAAAATATTTGCTTATTATATAAAAATGTTTTCTAGTTTGGCAAATAAAGCAAAAAATGCGGCAATGTCAAATCCATATGCGGCGCAATTATCATCCTCTGTAGCAAGTGCTCAAAATAAATTCGCTACTGCGGCGGGTATTAAATGTAATTGTGATGTGGTAGATCCAGAAAAAGATGAGGAACAGTTTAATTTGGCGGATAATGTAGGGTGGATTGGATGGAAAGGAAACAATACAGGATTAAATGATACTCCTGATCCAGATAATAAAAATTTTGCTGATGGCGTATTTAGTTTAATTAGTAGATATAACGCAGTATGTGGAGGTGATAAAAGAACGTGTGGAAGAAGATGGGCTAGAACATTAAGAGCAATCGCAAAAAATGAATCTAGATTAGGTAAATACGGTGTTACTAATTCAATTTCAAATGGGTGGTCTGCTACAAAAAATTTTTTTAGTAGGACACCACCACCGCAAACAAGAAGTGGAACTGGAGGCAAATATAGGAGAAAAACAAATAAAACAAATAAAAGAAATAAAAGAAATAAAAGAAATAGAAAATAAAGTATTTTATTTTTAAAAAGAATATATGAAAACAATATAAAAAATAATTAATTAAATATAACGTTTTAATTAATTATTTAAATAAAATTAAAAAATAAAATTGATTTATAAAACAATCTAAATCTAAATATTATAATATATAAAGAGAATGTCTAGAACCGCAAAATTCGATAATACAAGAAATCTTTCAAAAATTGTCGGGATACAGTTTAGTATTTTATCTCCCGAAGAAATTTTAAAAGGGTCTGTAGCCGAAATTACTAGTAGAGACACATATGTAAATAATAAACCAGTTATAGGAGGCCTATTTGACCCTAGAATGGGTGTTTTAGAACCTGGATTAATATGCCCCACTGACGGTTTAGATTATATGATGACTCCTGGTTATTTCGGTCACATTAAATTAGCGCGACCTGTATTTTACATTCAATATTTAAGTACAATTTTAAAAATATTAAATTGTGTTTGTTTCAAGTGTAGTAAATTGAGAATTAGTAAGGAAAAATACAAACAAGCATTAAAATTACAAGGTGAAGCTCGCTGGAAGTATGTTCATGGATTAGCAAAAGGGGTTCGCCGTTGCGGTGAAGATACTGAGGATGGTTGCGGATGTTTACAACCCAGTAAGATCAAGAAGGAAGGTTTAGCTACAATTTTCGCAGAATGGAAAAATGAAAGCAGTGATTCAAGTGAACCTATGGTAATTAAAGTAACACCTGAAATGGTAATTAAGATTTTTAAGAGAATTTCAGATGAAGATGTTAATTTTATGGGTTTCAGTCCTGTGTGGTCTCGACCTGACTGGATGATTTGTCAGGTAATGTCTGTTCCTCCTCCTTCTGTTAGACCTTCTGTAAAACACGATGCTCAGCAACGGTCTGAAGATGATTTGAGTCATATTTTAGTCAATATTTTCAAGACAAATAAGACTTTACAGGAAAAGCTTAAGAATAATGCTCCGGCAAATGTTATTGATGACTGGACAACAGTTCTACAATATTATGTAGCTACGCAAGTTGATAACAAGATTCCTGGAGTAGCTTCTGTAGCGCAAAGGTCAGGAAGACCATTGAAGTCTATTAAGGACAGATTGAATGGAAAATCCGGGCGTATGAGAGCAAACTTGATGGCTAAGCGTGTTGATTTTAGTGCTCGTTCTGTTATTACGGCTGACCCTAATATTTCCATTAGGGAGCTCGGTATTCCTATGAAAATCGCGAAGAACATTACTAAACCTGTTGTCGTGAACAAAATTAATAGAGCTTTCTTGACTAAATTAGTGCAAAATGGCCCGGATGTTCATCCTGGAGCTAAGAAATATGAGAAGGCAAATGGAGAATCTATTGACTTGCGATGCTATATCGATAGAAACTCTATTGTCCTTGAAGATGGTGACATTGTTCATAGACATATGATGGATGGGGATGCTATTTTGTTTAATAGACAACCTACTCTTCATAGAATGTCGATGATGTGCCATATTACGCGCATTATGGAGCGCGGTGATACGTTCAGGATGAACGTTGCTGACACCAAACCATACAATGCTGATTTTGACGGGGATAAACGATTCAACTTGTCCCCAACAGGCGACCGCTTATTAAGTTGTAGATAATACTTAATAAGGAAAACGTTGTAATATCTACTGATTCAATGGATGAATCAATATAATCGTCTAGTCATTTAAATATAAAATAATATAAAAATTTCTTGCGTAACATATATAATAATGGATAGTTTACTTAAAAAAGAAGAATCGCATAAAATTATTGGTGAAATATATAAAATAACAAATTTAATAACAAATAAAATGTATATTGGACAAACTAGAAGTCATTACTTGAATAACGGTAAATATAGACCATTTGGACATATTGGCAGATTTAAAAGTCATATAAGCGAATCAAAATATATTGATAAACATTATGCTTGTAGATATTTAAATAGTGCTTTTAATAAATATGGGGTAGAGAGTTTTAAATGTGAACTAATTCTTACTTGTGACATAGCTGATTTAGATTATTATGAAATAAAGTATATTAGTGAATTAGAAACAAAATACCCAAATGGTTATAACTTAACAAGTGGAGGAAGAAATTGTGGTTTTGAAAACGGAAAAAAAATTGTATTAGAAGAAGAAATTAAACCAATACAAGATATGAGTTTAAATCTTAATCTAAAAAGAAGTGACCAAACAAAA